AACGGGTACAGACTATCTCGGGGTAGTACATTAGTATTTACAAAATGAAATTAAATTTAATTAAATATGGATATAAGGAAAATATCAATTGGTCCCGACTACAAGGGAGGTGCAATGCACTATCTTGTAGGACAAGACATACTTGATAATACGCACAAGATTCACCTCATTAAGTTTGATCCTCAAACAGGTTCAATAAAAATCTATATCATTAATGATAAGGACGAGGTGATGTTATGGAAAGAATTTAGCCATACAATTCCTGTATCCATTGAGTATAATATTCACTACTAATGCAATCTCTATTCAACTTTATTGTAAAACCACAAGCAGGAACACGATACAACAACACCAAGCAAGTAGGTGGCATTGACCTGATTGTTAATACCTCAGAGGAAGACCATAAGTTTTCCAACCGTTATGCGGTAGTGGAAGAGGTCCCGTATAAATATGAGGGTCCAATCAAAAAGGGTGACACACTCCTTGTGCACCATAACGTGTTCAAGTACTATAATGATATGAGGGGTCGACAGAAAAGCGGTCGCTCATTCTTTCGTGATGACGTGTTTTTGATTGACCCCGATCAGTTCTTTTTGTATAAGCAAGAAGGCAAGTGGCATACTTACGACAGGTATTGCTTTGTAAAACCAATCCCGGCTACCGAGTCTTATATCCATAAACCTTTTACGCACGAGCCACTTATGGGAGAAATGGTCTACCCAAACGCCTATCTCATTAGTCAGGGAGTGCGTCCGGGTGACAAGGTCTGCTTCAAGCCTGACAGCGAATATGAGTTTGATATTGATGGAGAGAAATTGTATCGAATGTATGATCATCAAATAACTGTAGTACTATGAACCTGATCATAATGGATAATGTCATCCACGAACCTATTAGCTATGTGTCTGACATACTCGACAACGAGTTTGTAGATATTTACGATGGTGTCAATACATTTCAAAACATTCAACCTCGTGACCACGATGATGAATTTGCGCAAACTGTAATGGACTTTATTGGACCGCATTATGAGGTAGCGTGGAACTTTGTACGAAAGTCTCCCGAAGGGCAGGAGGAGCCTAACTACATTCATACGGATGAGATGATGGGGGACATCACGGCTATTCTCTATTTAAGCCATACGCATCCTGATGATGACGGCACAACAATCTATGACAATGACGGACGCAAGGCTTGTGTGATGTACTCACGATTTAACCGTATGGTTATATTTGAGTCTAAGATTCCACACAGCAGAAACATATTTGAAAACTTTGGACAAGACGATAGCTCTCGCCTCGTTCAGGTTGCATTTTTAAGAGAGAAGAAATGAAAGACATTAAATTAAAAATTATTGAAGCCGGTCATCAAGCGGTAGAGCAGCTCATCAAGGTGGCTAAGGAAGAGATTATTAAGCCTGACCCTGATGATGAGCTTGCGGCAGACAGGCTAAAGAACGCAGCCGCTACCAAGAAGCTTGCCATCTTTGATGCCTTTGAGATTCTAAACAGAATTGAGGCTGAAAAGGAAGCACTTGAGATGCTTGAGAACGGTCCAAACAGAACAGACACAAAACAAGGATTTGCAGAACGAAGGTCTATATCGGGTCGTTAAGGACTATGTGCCTCAGAACGCTATCTCCAAAAAGAATACTATTCGTTCTTGGAAGTATGGCTACAATGAGCAGTACGATATGGTGGTCATCTCCAAGACAGGACAGATTGGGGAGATTATCAATATCGCAGGATTAGTTATTGCCCTACCGGCAACACCTAAAGAGTGTCTTCAAAGACACAGCTCCAAGGCTGAACAGTATTGGGAGCGCAGGGACCTACCAAAAGAGCTCGACAAGATTCAGTCTATCTTCCAATGGAACGATATGCCTACCGAGTTTAAGAACCGGTGGGTTGATTACATTGAGCAGGAGTTTGATCACAGGGAAGGGGGGATGTGGTTTATGAACAATGGGTCCCCCACCTACATTACCGGAGCTCACTATATGTACTTACAGTGGTCAAGCATTGACGTAGGCTATCCTGATTACAGGGAAGCCAACCGCATCTTCTTTATCTTTTGGGAGGCTTGCAAAGCTGATAGCCGGTGCTTTGGGATGATATACCTCAAGATCAGGCGCTCGGGGTTCTCGTTTATGGCATCCTCAGAATGTGTGAACATAGCCTCGCTTGCCCGTGACTCAAGGGTTGGTATCCTGTCTAAGACGGGTGCTGATGCCAAGAAGATGTTTACAGACAAGGTCGTGCCTATCAACAGCAGGCTGCCATTCTTCTTTCGTCCGGTAATGGATGGTATGGACAAGCCGAAGACTGAGCTTGCTTACCGTGTTCCTGCCTCTAAGATTACAAAGAGGAATATGGTCACTGCTGCTGACAGCAGCGTAGATGGTCTCGATACCACGATAGATTGGAAGAACACAGAAGAAAATAGCTATGATGGTGAAAAGCTTTTGTTTCTTGCGCACGATGAGAGCGCTAAGTGGGTTAAGCCAAACAATATCCTGAACAATTGGAGGGTAACAAAGACCTGTCTTCGTGTCGGTAGTAAGATTATCGGCAAGTGTATGATGGGGTCTACCTCCAATGCACTAAGCAAGGGTGGTGACAACTATAAGAAATTGTACGAGGATTCGTCATTGGATAGTCGAAACGCAAACGGACAGACTAAAAGTGGGCTATATTCTTTATTTATTCCTATGGAATCGAATATGGAAGGGTTCATTGATAGGTATGGTATGCCTGTGTTGCGTAAGCCTACGGACCCTATAATGGGTGTAGATGGGCAGAAGATAACCAATGGAGCCGTTGAATATTGGGAGGCTGAGGTTGATTCACTTAAGGGTGACGCTGATGCCCTCAACGAGTTTTACCGTCAGTTTCCTCGCACTGAAAGCCACGCTTTCAGGGATGAGAGTAAGCAGGCGCTATTCAATCTGACCAAGATATATCAGCAGATTGACTACAATGACGCACAGATTCAGGCGCATAATGTTTCACGTGGAACATTCCATTGGAAGGATGGTGAGAAAGACAGCAGGGTAATATGGAGTCCTGACCCCCGTGGCAGGTTTCTAATCAGTTGGGTTCCACCTACTAATATGCAAAACAACGTCATTAACAGGCACGGAGCCAAGTACCCCGGCAATGAACACCTTGGGTCTTTTGGCTGTGACCCATACGACATCTCAGCGGTAGTTGGGGGTAGGGGGTCAAACGGGTCTCTGCACGGAATGACTAAGTACCACTTGGACGATGCTCCTACCAATCAGTTCTTCTTAGAGTACATTGCCCGTCCTCAGACGGCAGAAATATTTTTTGAAGAAGTGCTAATGGCGTGTGTATTCTACGGGATGCCGATGCTTGCGGAGAATAACAAACCAAGGCTACTATACCACTTCAAGAATAGGGGGTATCGACACTTCTGTATGAACCGCCCTGATCGTACGCTCAATAAGCTGAGCAAAACCGAGCGTGAACTTGGTGGTATTCCTAACTCTTCTGAAGAGGTGAAGCAGGCGCACGCCTCAGCCATCGAGACGTACATTGAAAAATACATAGGCTTCGATATGACGAGTACTTATAGACCGGCTGATGAGATAGGCACAATGCCATTTACGAGAACACTCGAGGATTGGGCGAAGTTTGATATAAGTGACAGAACTAAGTTTGACGCAACAATTAGTTCGGGGTTAGCGATAATGGCAAACCAAAAAAATGTATATTTACCTGACAAAAAAGAGTCGAAAATTAGTATTAATTTCGCAAGGTACACTAATAGTGGAACGCTAAGTGAACTTATTAAATGAAAGATGTAGTAGTTAATATATCCGCAACAGGTTTTCCGGGTCAGTTTGTATCTGACGCAGAGAAAGCCTCTGATGCGTTTGGTCTACAGGTAGGTCAAGCCATCCAATACGAGTGGTTCCGCAAAGATGGTAATCAATGTAGGTACTATAACCAATGGCGTGACTTTAATAGACTTCGTTTGTATGCTCGTGGAGAGCAGTCTGTGCAAAAATACAAGAATGAACTTGCTATAGATGGTGATCTTTCTTATTTGAACTTAGATTGGACACCTGTTCCTATTCTTCCAAAGTTTGTCGACATTGTTGTGAATGGTATGTCTGACCGATTATTCAAAGTAAAGACGTATGCACAAGATGCGATGTCGCAAGCAAAGCGAAGTAGGTATCAAGATATGATCGAGGGACAGATGGCAGCTAAAGATGTACTTACACAAATACAAGAGTCAACAGGTGTTGACCCTTTTATTATGGACCCCGAGGAGCTTCCGGAAACAGACGAAGAACTTTCGTTGTATATGCAGCTTAACTATAAGCCTGCTATTGAAATTGCAGAAGAGGAAGCCATAAATACTATACTCGATGAAAACCATTATCAAGATACACGTAAACGAATAGATTACGATTTAACTGTCATTGGTATTGGTGTAGCGAAGCACGAGTTTCTTCCCGGTGCAGGAGTGCAAGTTTCATACGTTGACCCTGCGAATGTAGTATACAGTTATACTGAAGACCCATTCTTTCAAGATTGTTTTTATTGGGGAGAAATAAAAACTCTTCCAATAACTGAACTGCTTAAGATTGACCCAACACTTACTCGTGAGCAGTTGCAAGAAATTTCAATGTACTCTCAAAGTTGGTATGACTACTATAACGTAGCACGTTTTTATGAGAACAGTTTGTTCTATCGTGACACTGCAACTCTTTTATACTTCAACTATAAGACCACAAAGAAAATTGTTTACAAGAAAAAAATTCTTGAGACAGGTGGTTCTCGTGTAATTGAAAAAGATGACAGGTTTAATCCTCCTGTAGAAATGATGGAGGAGGGGAACTTTGAAAAAATGGAAAAGACTATTGATGTGTGGTACGATGGTGTGATGGTTATGGGAACCAACATCTTGCTTAAGTGGCAGATGGCAGAGAATATGGTTCGTCCTAAATCAACTTCTCAGCACGCATTACCAAATTACGTGGCAGTAGCGCCTCGTATGTATAAGGGTGTGATTGAGTCTCTTGTTCGCAGAATGGTTCCATTCGCAGATTTGATTCAGCTCACTCACTTAAAGCTACAGCAGGTTATTGCACGCACTGTGCCTGATGGCGTGTTCATTGATGCCGATGGTCTCAATGAGGTTGACCTTGGAACAGGGCAAGCCTATAACCCGGAAGATGCCTTGAGGCTATACTTCCAAACAGGTAGTGTTATCGGACGTAGTTATACCCAAGAGGGTGACTTCAACAATGCAAGAGTTCCTATTACTCAGCTCACCTCCAACTCGGGGGCTTCTAAGACGCAGATGCTGATAGCGAACTACAACCATTACCTTGATATGATTAGGTCTGTGACCGGACTTAACGAGGCAAGGGATGGGTCTACGCCTGATCCTAACGCATTGGTAGGGGTCCAAAAGCTCGCTGCACTTAACTCCAATACGGCTACACGCCACATTCTTGAGGGAGGCTTATTCATCTACAGGTCGCTTGCTGAAGCCCTTACCTACCGGATTGCAGACATTTTAGAGTATGCTGATTTCAAGGACGACTTTGCCAATAAGATTGGTAAGTATAACGTGTCTATCTTAAATGAGATTAGCGACTTGTACATATATGACTTTGGCATATTTGTGGAAGTATCTCCTGACGAAGAACAGAAAGCTCAACTCGAGGCAAACATACAGATGGCTCTTTCTAAAGGAGACATCAATCTTGAGGATGCCATTGACATACGTGAGCTCAAAAATATCAAGCTCGCCAACCAACTTCTTAAGGTAAAGCGAATGAAGAAACAGGAGCGTGAGGAGAAAATGGCAATGCAGAAGCAGGCTATGATGGCGCAGCAACAATTGCAATCGCAACAGATTGCTGCTCAGACAGCTATGCAAAAGATACAGCTCGAGGCTCAGGCTAAGATGCAAATTAAGCAGGCTGAGGTGGCTTTTGATATTGAGAAACTTAAAGCTGAGGCTGAGATGAAGCGGATGCTAATGAACGAAGAGTTCCAATACCAAATGCAGTTGGGTGGTCTAAAAGAGTCAGCTTTAATGAGCAGAGAGGATATGAAGGAAAAGGAGAAGGCAAGGCGTATTAGCCAACAAAATAGTGAGCAGTCAAAGCTAATCAATCAAAGAAAGAACAACCTACCCCCTATGGACTTTGAGTCTAATGAGGATAGCCTTGATGGGTTTGACTTAGCTGAATTTGAACCTCGCTAAAAATTTCGTAATTTTTGTATAAATTTGTAACAAATTAAATCTAATCTAATGGAAATTAAAGTAAGAGCTCTTGACACGGTGGAGGGTAAAAGTATACAGGAAGTTGAAAAAGAACTTCTTGAGAAGCACGAAAAGCAGATGAGCGGAGAGGCAACAGATGAGGTTAAAATAGACACATCTAAGCTTGAACCTGCCACAAACGAAACAAACGAAACGGAGCAGAAAGAGGCAGAGCTGACAGAAGAGCAAGTTCTTTCATATATCGGAAAACGCTATAATAAGCAAATCAACTCTTTTGATGAGTTGGTGTCAGAACGTAAAGAGTCTGAGCCACTTCCTGAAGATGTTGCTGCTTATATGAAATTTAAGAAGGAGACAGGGCGTGGTTTTGAGGACTTCCTTAAAGTCAACAAGAACTACGATGATATGGACCCTGATCAAATTCTTCGTGAATACCTTGCCACCACACAGAAGGGTCTTGACAAAGAAGACATTGATGTGTTAATGGAGGACTACAAATACGATGAGGACATTGATGATGAGTCCAAGATTAAGAAGGTAAGGATAGCACGTAAAAAGGCTGTTGCGGAAGCCAAGGGCTTCTTCAATGAACAAAAGGAGAAATACAAGCTGCCTCTTGAGTCAAGAGCAAATGGCTTATCTCCCGATGACAATGAAGAGTTTGAGGCGTACCGTCAGTATATACAACAGGCGAAAACCTTGCAGGAGGAAAACGAGCGTAAGCGCAATTGGTTTGACCAAAAGTCCGAAGAAGTCTTTAGTAAAGACTTCAAAGGTTTTGAGTTCTCCATTGATGACAAGAAGGTTGTATTTTCTCCCGGGTCTGCTGCAGAGTTAAAAAAGGTTCAATCAACTCCATTAAACTTTATCAACAAGTATTTGGATGAGAGTGGGCTGATCAAGGACGCTGCAGGATACCATAAGGCATTAGCCATAGCAATGAACCCTGATAAGTTTGCCAAGTACTTTTATGAACAAGGACAGGCAGACGCAACAGAAGACGTAATGCGTAAGACTAAAAACATTAATATGTCAGAGCGTAGAGCGCCTGAAGTTGTAAGTAAAGGGGGGATGCAGGTGAAGGCGGTAGCACCGGATTCCGGAAGGAGTCTCAAAATCCGCAGCATTAAAAAAATATAAAATTAAAAATTTACAACAATGGCAGTTTTAGCATCTCCGGGGTTTCAGCTTCAGCCAAGTGCGGAGCAAGTCCCCCTCTCAACAAACTACATTACCAACTTCAACTTCCTAAATCAGTATCTCCCTGATACTTATGAGAAAGAGTTTGAGCGTTATGGTAATCGTACAGTAGCGTCCTTCCTTCGTTTGGTAGGCGCTGAAATGCCCTCTAATTCAGATATGATTAAGTGGGCTGAACAAGGTCGTTTGCATACTAAGTATGTAAACTGCGACTCTTCTGCTGCTGCTGCGGCAGATTCTGCTACCATCACTGTAAGCGATGCTAACGTAAGTGGTATCGCTATTCGTGCCGGTCAGACTGTATTCATTTCTGACAACGCTACCGGTCTTTCTAACAAGGGTATCGTTACTGCTGTGAATACCACTGCAGCTACTTTTGATGTTGCTTATTACGAAGCAGCTGGTCAAACTTTCTCAGGCAGTGCTGTTCTTTCTGTATGGATTTACGGTTCTGAGTTCAAGAAAGGAACTGTTGGAATGATCGGTTCTTTGGAAGCAGAAGACGAAATCTTCGACAACTCACCAATCATCATCAAGGACAAATACGCTGTAAGCGGTTCTGATATGGCTCAGATTGGATGGGTTGAAGTAACTACTGAGAATGGTGCTACCGGATACCTTTGGTATTTGAAGAGCGAGCACGAAACTCGTCTGCGTTTTGAGGACTACCTTGAGACTGCAATGATCGAGGCTGTTCCTGCTGAGTCAGGTTCAGGTGTTGCTAACGCAGCTTTGAACCCAACCTACGGTAACAAAGGTTCAGAAGGTATCTTCTACGTAGTAAACTCTCGTGGTAACGTATGGGGCGGTGGAAACCCAACCACACTTGCTGACTTTGACAGCATTATCTCTCGTCTTGACAAGCAAGGCTCTATCGAAGAGAACGTAATCTTCGTTAACCGTGCCTTTAGTTTTGACATTGACGATATGCTCGCTGCTCAGAACAGCTACGGAGCAAACGGTACTTCATACGGTTTGTTTGACAACGACAAGGATATGGCTTTGAATCTTGGCTTCAGCGGTTTCCGCAGAGGTTATGACTTCTACAAGTCTGATTGGAAGTACCTGAACGACCCTACTCTTCGTGGCGGTCTTCCTACAGGTGCTGCTGCTGTAGGCACTGTAACAGGTCTGTTGGTTCCTGCCGGTTCTACTTCGGTGTACGATCAAATCCTTGGCAAGAACGCTAAGCGTCCTTTCCTCCACGTCCGCTATCGTGCTTCTGAAACAGAAGACCGCAGATACAAGACTTGGATTACAGGTTCTGCCGGTGGTGCTCAAACAAGCGATCTCGATGCAATGGAGGTAAACTTCCTCTCTGAGCGTTGCGTTTGTACCTTGGGTGCTAACAACTTCGTATTGTTCCGTTACGGTTCTTAATCGAAGAAAAATATATAGGGTGGGGTGTCTTCAAAGACACTCCCCCTTATTTTTAATCTAATCAAATTAAAATCTAATGAAAAAGAAATTGGTTCCTGCTGACAGGATTTACAAGCTTAAAGGGGAAGTAGCCCCCCTCTCATATACGCTACCATCAAGAAATACAAGACGTTATCCATTACTGTGGTTCGATGAAGAAAACAACATTAACAGACCTTTGCGATACGCTGTCAATCAAAAGACTCCTTTTGAGGACGATCAAGACGGTAATGCCATTGTCGAACCTGTTATATTCGATAACGGCTTTCTTAGCGTTCCTAAGAATAACCCTGTTTTACAGGAGTTCTTGTATTATCACCCGTTAAATGGTAGAACATTTGTTGAGGTAGACAATGAGAAAGACGCTGCAAAAGAGGTAGAAAGTCTTAGTGCAGAGGTAGATGCCTTGATTCAAGCTCGACAGCTCTCCTTGGAGCAGCTTGAAAGCGTATCAAGGGTGCTCTTTGGCAAAGACCCATCGAGATTCACAACACCCGAGCTTAAGAGAGATGTACTGATTTTTGCCAAGCGAGACCCCCAAGGGTTCTTAAATGTACTCGGGGACCCAACGCTAAAGCTACAATCAAACGTACACGTGTTCTTTGATAATAAATTGTTGACGTTCAGGAACGGGCAAAAGGAGGTATGGTTTAATACGGGCTCTAACAAGAAGAAAATGTTGAATGTGCCGTATGCTCAAGACCCTTACTCTACTGTTGCTGAGTTTCTGAAGACGGACGAAGGGATTGATGCCCTCAAGATGCTTGAAAGCAATTTGGCATAGGCAATGGTTTCATAGTGTTTAGGTAAAGGGGGTATTTCTATACCCTCTTTTTTTGTTTATATTTGTAAAAAGACTATAATGATAAATTCGGTTAGAAATACTGTACTATCCGTGCTTAATAAAAATAACTACGGGTACATATCACCGGCAGACTTTAACCTGTTTGCCAAACAAGCGCAGCTTGAGGTCTTTGACGAGTATTTCTCTCAGTATAATAATACTGTAAATTTAGAGAATTTACGAAGGTCCGGGGCAGATTATGCTGACCAAAAAAAGGCTATTGAAGAAGCTATGGAGGTCTTTGCGGTAACGTCAACCCTATCTCAGGTTGCACCTGCTACCAACAGATTCTTTCTTCCGTCTATTACTACTACAGGGTTTGATTATTTTATGATCAATAAAATAATGTGTTATGACGCATCGGTAGTTCCACGTATATTTAAGGGAGAAGCAGAGAAGGTAACGCATAATAAAATCACAATGCTTACCACATCAAATCTTACATCACCAACTGAACAATATCCTGCTTATACACAAGAGGGGAGTATAGTTACTGTGTTCCCTTCCACCATTAATCTTCCAAACGAAGTTGATGCAAATTATTTTAGGTATCCAAAAACCCCTAAATGGACATTCGTTTCTTTAACCGGTGGAGAGCCGGTGTTTGACCAATCGCAGCCCGACTATCAAGACTTTGAAGTTCCTGCAGAAGATGAGTTCAAGCTTGTAACAAAGATTCTTCAATATGCAGGTATGTCTATTCGTGAGATAATGGCTGTTCAATTTGGTGCTGCTGAAGAACAAAAACAATCGCAATAATTATGGCATACATTACTCAATATAAATATTACGAGAATAACGGTGTACCACCAACAGATGTTAATTGGGGTTCGTATCAGTATGTAAGTCTGTTTGATATTGTCAACAATTTTATGTTGATGTATGCCGGTAATCACTCTCTTGTAAATATGAAGAGCGGTTTCAAGATTTTATTTCACGCAAAACGTGCGATACAGGAGCTCAACTACGATGCGTTCAAACAAATAAAAGTATTACAACTTACAGTTGACGATACGCTTCGCTACATTTTTCCATCAGACTACGTAAATTGGGTGAGAGTAAACCTGTACAAAGATGGTTACTTAAGACCACTTACAGAGAATATTCAGATACTCTCTTCTCTTGCATATCTGCAGGATCAAACAGGTACGATATTATTTGACCAAGATGGCAACGCAATATCTCCTCAATTCTCTCAGATTGATTTGCAGAGATTGGATGGTATAAAGAAAAGCATTTACTTAAATCCACAAAGCAGGTATAATGGGCAGCTTGGTTGGAATATTGATGGGGTTTGGTATTTTGATTATAGCCTCGGTGAGCGCTATGGCTTGAATACCGAGACCGCAAACTTCAACCCAACATTTGCTATTGATCAGAGGATGGGTGTAATAAACTTTAATTCTGATATGTATAATCAGTCTGTTATTCTCGAGTACATCTCTGATGGTATGGAGAATGGCGATGATTCAATCGTAAGTGTAAACAAATTATTTGAGAAGTATATCTACGCATATATTCAATACGAGATACTAAATTCTAAACTTGGTGTGCAAGAGTACATCGTTGCTCGTGCTCGTAAAGAAAAGGCAGCTTTACTTCGCAATGCAAAAATTAGAATGAGTAACATTCATCCGGGCAGACTTCTTATGAATCTGCGTGGTATGGACAAGTGGTTGAAATAATATGCCAAACATAACAAGGAACTTCATATCAGGCAGAATGAACAAGGTCGTAGACGAGCGACTTGTTCCAAACGGAGAGTATATTGATGCACTCAACGTCCGTATGGGTTCTACGGAACAGGCTGAGATTGGTGTAATTGAAAACGCAAAAGGGAACGTATTACTTACTCAATTAAAGTATATCAATAATACTCCTCTTAGTGCAAACGCAAAATGTATTGGCGCAATTGATGATAGTGCAAACGAAAGAATATTTTGGTTTGTTCACGACCCAAATTTCCCGGTTGGAGCTACCGGAAAACTTGATATGATTGTGTCATACAACACAACTCAAAATGCTCTTACTTACCACGTAATAAGCATTAATGATGGTGGTAATATAAATACTACATTAAACTTTAACCCTGAGTACTTAATTACGGGTGTAGATTTAATTGATCAGTTGATATTCTTTACTGACAACTACAATCCTCCACGTTTTTTTAACATAAGAAGGAACTATCCTAATCCCGTAGCCAACATAGACCAATTTACTGCAGAGTCTCTGCTTGTAATTAAAAAACCGCCTGTATTAGCTCCTGCTGTTCGTGAAATAAGAACCGGTCAGCAAGAGAATTTTATGGAGACGAGGTTCATCTGTTTTGCATATCGCTATAGGTACGAGGATGGCGAGTATTCAGCAACCTCTCAGTGGTCTGCTCCTGCATTTACACCAAACCCATTTGAGTTTAGTATTAATAGCTACCTCAATGAGGGTATGGTTAACATAAACAATACAGCCATACTCACATACAATACAGGTGGTTCACTTGTCAAAGGGATTGACCTTTTATTTAAGGAGGCAGGTACGAGTATTGTTAAGGTTATTGAGAAGCTTGACAAAGCTGAGCTTGGTCTCGCAAACAATACTAATTATACATACACTTTTAGCAACAGTAAGATATTTACAGTTCTTCCCGAGTCTGAACTTCTTAGACTTTACGATAATGTGCCGCTTCTTTCAAGAGCTCAAACTATTATGGGCAATCGTTTGATGTACGGAAACTATGTCGAGGGGTATGACTTGATTGATAAAAACGGAAACTTTACAAAGTTTGAATATACGACTAATCTTATATCTGAATTAGTTGGCACTACTTCTTTACCCGACACTACAGTTGTTGGTATATATAATTTTGGAAGCGCTCAAGTAATACCAAATGCTACTGTAAACATTAATCTTACAGGTGTTGATTTAATTGCAGGCTCTTCAATTACCTTAGACGTAAGACTAACTCACAATACATTTGCAGGGAGTACACCATTCCCTACAGAGACGAGTGAAAACATCAACCTCACTTTAACATTTACGCTGCCAACTAATTATACCTCCGTGTATCAAATGGCTACAAGTGTAGCTTTTCAAGATGTCATAGGAACTGTTGCAAATATTCAACCTGTAGCAAACTCTTGTAATGGCATAACATTTACAGATCAGTTTAACTGTGCGTTACCCAATAACTTAGATGCGCTAATAAAGTTTCAAAGTGGTATCGCTTCTGCAGGTCAACCAATTCAAATTATTACAACTCCTGCAAGTCAGATAATTGGTTTTCAGTTTCCTGCTATGCGGTATGTTGACAACACAACTACGCCTACGTTTAACGTATATGAGTATTTGTCTGTAAACTTTGCTGAAGCTTTTTATCAGAAAATAAACTCTCCTCGAAGCTTGCATAGCAATAGAGGATATGAGATTGGTATTGTGTATATGGATGATTTTAATCGTTCAACTACAGCTTTGGTAAGTCCAAATAATACAGTGAATGTCCCTTGCTCTGCATCTGATACCAAGAACTCTATAAGGGTTACGATACCTACAACACAGATAGCTCCTGCTTGGGCAAAAAGATATAAGTTTGTTATTAAGCCTGACGAGGAAAGCTATGATACCATATATAGCAGTATCTTCTTTGATGACCCTGAAAGTAATAACGCATACTTTTTGCTTGAGGGAGAGAACGCACGCAAGGTTCAGCAAGGAGATAGGCTTATTGTTAAAGCTGACACGAGTGGACCAACTAATAGTTGTGTATACGCAACAGTGCTTGAGAAAGAAGCCAAGCAGGCAGGATTTATTGAGATACCAAGTGAGCTTGACCCTGCTGTAAATATACCTGTGCCATCAGGGGTATATATGAAGATTAATCCAAACAGTTTTGCAGTTGTTCAGGACGAACTTGCAATTATTGCTCCCGGCACTCAGCAGGTAGATCAAAATGATGCAGGAGAATATCCCATCTTGAACTACCCAATGAACAGGTTTGATACTGCAACAAATGCGTGGGTGGACTATACCGTTCCTGCAGGCAGTCGTATCAAGATGAGTTTTAAGTTTCAGCGTCTTGGGGTTGGTCAAGGTAATGGTGCTTGTGAAAGACGTATTTATACTTTAGAAAAAACGCTTGTCGCTTCTGCCAATTATGATAATATGCAAGATTGGTGGGTTGGAGATAACGTAGAGCAGATACTCGATGATGGAGATCAGGAGGTGGGTGGCAATGAATGTCCTATTGAAAATGAATTTATACCAACGCTTGCATCAAACAATACGGACATCTCAACTGCACTATGCACAAACTATTACAGATTCTATAGATACCCTACTGTTTCAGGAGACCCCAACAGCAATAAACTTATTTTAATTGTAAGCGGTACTCTCCGTTGTGGTGGTGTCTTGTCAAGAGAGAAGCGTAGGTCATCAGTTACTGTAAACATTGAAGTTTTTAGGGCAGAGACCACTTTGATATTTGAGACGCAGCCACTTGATTCACTTCCTGACGTGTTCTTTGAAAATCATTTGTCTTTTGGTATTGATGCTAATGGAAGACACTTAGGTAACGTACAAAACCAAACATCTTCTGTACCTGCCATAGTAGATACAGAGTTCTTTAACTGTTTCTGTTTTGGTAATGGTGCAGAGAGCTATAAGATTCGTGACTCAATTATCGGTAAAACCTTTAACCTTGGTAATCGTGTAACGTCAGTATCGGCTCAGGATTACAGACAGGTAAGACGCTTTGCAGACATCACCTATAGCGGTGTGTATAACTTTGAGTCAAATGTTAATAAACTTAATGAGTTTAACTTAGGGCTTCTTAACTATAAATACTTAGAGGTATCCTTTGGTCCAATCTATAAATTAGACGGACGTGAGACTGATGTGCTTACTCTTCAAGAGGACAAGATTTCATACGTACTTGCAGGTAAGAACTTACTCTCAGATGCCGCTGCCGGTGGTGCTATAACCTCTGTGCCTGAAGTATTGGGTACTCAGATTGCACGTGTAGAGAAGTATGGCATCAGCTTCCATCCTGAAAGCTATGTACAATGGGGATACTATAGATTCTTCACTGACGTAAAACGTGGCGCTGTACTACAGCTAATTGGTAATTCATACAGCTCAGATCAACTTAAAGTTGTGTCAGAACAAGGGATGCGGACTTGGTTTAGAGATAACTTTATAGAATCGTTCAATACTCAAAAGCTTGGAGGTTTTGATCCGTATATGAATGAGTATGTTCTTACAACAAACGACAGAACTGTCCCTATTCCTCCCATCATTTACAGTTGTGGTATTGAACAAGACTTTGCTATTGAAGCCGGAACAAACAGAGATTATGATGTTGAGTTTGAGAGTACGACAGTAGGTGATTGCTTGATTGTATATACAGTAGACCCATCGTCTACGGCAGAGTTTGAGATTATTGTAACATACGGTATCGTAGTGGTTTCTTCAGGACCTGTAACCACTTCGGGGACACTTACAATAAATAAAAACAGTAATAGTATTAATGAATTAAATGTTCAAATTATTGCAACAGATACAGTTAATGTGAATGTTGTAGTTAATTGTGTGGATATTAATGAGATTGGGATTGTAAACGTATGTTTGACAAGTAACCCTGATGCAGGAAAGTTCATACATAATGAATATAGATATACGAGCGGTGCTTTTATATCTCCTCTTCAATCTTCACTTGTTACATTTGATTCTTCAGCTCAAAGTCCTGTTGTCTCTCAGTATAATATTATTATTGGACCACAAGGAACGGGAGGATTTCCACCTTCGGGAGCAACAATGCAATTGATTTCAAACAAAGAAGGGTTTGATACATTTAATTTCAATCCGGCTACAAACAAATTCAGGTACTTAAGAAGCAACACGCTATATCCTAATACACAAGTAGGTATGAATAACTTACTTGCTGCAGCTACAGTTGTTGCACCTACAGGAGCAGCAGGATATTATACAGGAAGTTTTACTGTACCAAGTAGCGGACAATACCTATATTTAATATGGGATTACAGAAGCTCATTGCCTCTTGAATTGTGTTATTCAGGAATTGACGGAAATGACTCTTGTTGCGGATGCTTACCTGCCTATGCGGTACTCTGCTATGCAGCTACAAACGAATCAGATTCTTGTTGTGACTGCCCAACCTCTCAGGGTTACTACTTAGGTGGTGGCAGCACGCTTGCTTCTGCGGTAAGTATTTATATAGATGCAGCGCTTACGACACAGGCTCCTAACGGGTACTACTCTCAGGGTGGTATTGTTCGTGAGCAAATCTCAGGAGTATTGCAAGCGCAACAATCTTGTCCGGGATGCGGAACTGAAGTATCACTTTGTTATTCCGATACAAGTGCATTTGACTCTTGTTGCGGATGCTTACTACTATAAAATAAAATAAAATGGCAACACAAGGAACTTATTATTTAGACGGACCATCGCTCAGCGCAGCTTCGGTGATTTATGACGATGCCAACCTTACAACGGTTGCGGCTGATGGATTTTACTCTGACGGAGTAATCTCACGTGAACAATCTTCAGGAGCACTGCTTCCTCAAGTCTCGTGTCCATCTTGTAACAACGAATTTTTGGTTGGATTCGGTGGAGCTGCTGAGGACGCTTGTAACTTCTTGGCTTCAGGTACTGTTACAGGTGATGATCCCACGTTCTGCAACTGCACTACTTTATCAGGAGCTATATTCTCTGCAGCTTCTACCGGCACATACTTTGTTTCCTATGGAGGATATTACCTTGAGGTTAGTGTTACATTAGGGAATCCTGTAGCTACTGTTACAGGTATATGCGAGACTTGTACACCATCTTACTCTATTGGTGGATGCGGAGTTAGCAATGTAAGCGTTGGGGCTTCTTGTAGTGATGCAGGTACAAATCCTAAAATACTCTACTCAGATTGCCTTGCTCTTGCTCCGGGATGCGGACTGTATTGGGATGCAGCGCTTCAGTCTCCTGTGACTGAGTTGTTTGTATTTGCCAATGCCAATTGGGATATGGATGGAAATGGTATAATATCAGCTTATTCAGCAATTCAATGTTAATAAATGCCTAACTATACACTAACATATAGCGAAGGGGTAGAAGGATGGGCGTCCTTCTATTCCTTTCATCCTGATTGGATGATTGGGATGAACAACTATTTCTATACGTTTAAGGGGGGAAACCTGTACCGACACAACGTAAACAACATACGTAATAACTTCTATGGGGTTCAATATGCTTCTACAATTCAGAGTGTGTTTAATGAGGCTCCGCTTGAAAACAAGCTTTTTAAGACTATTAACTTGGAAGGAGATGCACCTTGGGCGGTTACAATGGTAACTGATTTAATGGACGATGGTTTTGTAGAAAGCAATTATTTTGAGAAGAAGGAAGCTTCTTTCTTTGCCTTTGTCCGCAACGCAGGTACTACACCGGCACAGCCATCAGAGTACGCTTTAAGGCTTACCAATGGTATCGGCAGGAGTGCTACCATCACCGGAACAGGAGCTGCTGTTCAGGTCAACTTTGCGATTGGAGCAAACCCTATATCCATTGGCAGTATCATAAGCGTTGGGGATATGCTGTACTACAGTCTACCCCCTACCTATAATACTCCGTTGTTGTTTGGGAAAGTAACCAATATTCAGGTCAACTACCCATCAAACCTTAACAGGATTACCGTAGACACAACTATACCCGGGGCAACAATCCCGGCTATACAGAACCCGTATATAATGTTCATTAAAAACGCTGTGGCAGAATCGCACGGTGTCCTCGGACACTACTGCGTTTTCAACCTTGAAAACAATAGTGTTAGTCAGGTAGAACTCTTTGCCGTAGAGTCAGAAGTGATGAAAAGTTATCCTTAATTTTTCAATATCTTTGTATAGATGGCATTAATTATACGACCATTGAACGAAAATGATTATGATTCTACGTTAGTAGGGTGGTGGAAAGATTGGGGATGGGAGCCTGCTCAACGAGATTTTTTGCCGGACGATGGCAAGGGTGGTATAATGGTTCTTGATGGTGAGGAGCCGATATGTGCAGGGTTTATATATACCACTAACTCAAAGGTGGCGTGGGTTGATTGGATTATATCCAATAAGGAGTACAAGAAAAAACCTGAGAGAAGTGAAGCAATAAAATTGTTAGTCGAAACATTGACTAATATTTGTAGAAATACAGGGCATAGATATTGCTACGCTCTGATTAAACACCCGGGGCTTAAGGATACCTATAAAGAATTAGGGTATATCTTAGGAGACGGGTACATAGGTGAACTAATTAAAGTATTGTAATATGGCAGGATTTACAGCAATTGCAGCAGGAATAGGATTAGCGGCTACAGCAGGTACAACCGCAGCTTCTTTTTCTCAGGCATCAAAACAACGTAAGATTCAGAAAAAAGCTGAAGCAGATGCAAAAAAATTTATGGCTGATGCTCGTAAAAAACTTGACGTAAACTTTTACGAGCAGTTGGGTATTCAGAGGGAACCCTATGAGCTTGCACGTGAAGCAGTAACATCTACCGCAGCACAAGCAATTGAGGCAGCTAAAGAAAGCGAACGTGGAGCAGCAGCTACTGCAGGACGTGTGTTCTTAGGTGCTGAAAGAGCACAGCGTGATATTGCTACTCAAATGGGTGGTGAGATGCAAGCTCTTGACAAACTTGTAGCAGCAGAAGAAAGTAGACTTCGTGATGTAGGAATGGGTCTTGATCTTGCAGAAGTTGAAGGAGCTCAGTTAAAAGCAAGAGAAGCTGAAACAAGGTCTCAGGCTGCAACAAAACAAGCAATGGAGGGAGTGGTAAGTGCAGCAGGTCAAGTAGCAGGTATGGCTCCTTTATTTGCAAAGACAGCAAGTGTAAAAGAATTTGGTAAAATAGCAGGAGCCGCAGAGAAAGCAGGTCTTACTCAACAAAAATTTCAAGAACAGCTCGCTGCATTTGGTGCTAAAAATCCAACCTTCGGTCAATTAGCAGGAGTTGGTGTAATGGATGCAGCTAAGTTCGCTGACTATATGGGTCAGTTTAGTCCTCAATTCTTGAAACAAATTTCAAAGAGCTTTAACCCAACAGGAATATATACTCAATCTATACCGGGGGTAGGAGATATTGGAGTTGTAGACGATGGGTCTTAGAATAAAAGATAAATAAGAATGGCAACATATTACAAATACGCTGAACGGGAAGCCAAGAATCAAATAGATTGGTCAGAGGTTGGTAGTCAATTGACAAACACCTTAAAGCAAGAGGCTTTACTTCGTGAGGCAAAAAAGAAAGCGCTCGATGATGCGTCTCGTCAATTTGGTGAGGAACTTGAGAACGCACCACAGGGAATGTCTGATGAAGTTAATCAATACATCACAGACTATTCGGGTGATATGCAGCAGTATAGACTTCTTACCGATAGACTTCTAAAGTCGGGTCAGCTTAAGCCAAAAGATTATGCCCTTATTCGTCAAAATAGCAAAGATGGTACTAAGAGAATGTTTGATCTTGCTAAAGAATATCAAGAAGAGTTTTCAGTAAAGACAGAGCGTAGACAAAAAGACCAAAGCTCTGAGGCTGAAACGCAGTTTATGGCAATGGTTGAGGGGTTTGCAAATCTTAGTCAAACCAAAGCTTTAATAAATCCGACTACCGGTGCTATCAGCATTGGCAAGATGGTGGATAAAAACGGTGTGAGAACTCTTGCCGAAGGTCCCGATAATTATATGACGGTTAACCAACTGCGTAATCGTATAAAAGAAAAGATTGATAAGTATAAACTTAATGAAGCCCTTGAAGCGGAATCAAAATTATTGGGAGACGTTGTAAATGAAGTCATAACCTCTACAGGTAGTTCCACCCAAACAGGGTTTCTTACCAAAGTAACTGACCCTACTAAAAGAAAAGGACTTAGTCAAGCAGGACAACAAGCTGCTGATAAATACATAGAAACAGAAAAGTTAATCATAGACGCACAGCTTTCCAATCCATCTCACGTATCTTCAATTCTTTTTGATTGGACGGGCGGCATTGACCCTAAATCAGGGAAAGCGTATCAGGTTACAACAGATGTTAATGTAGCCAAGTCAAGCTCTCATTATATTTTATGGTCTCAAACAAACGGGGTATTTCAGCCCGACTTTGAAAGTACGCCAAACGGGAAAGAACAATATAAAACTGCTGAAGAATACACCAAGAACAAGTTTCGTAGTATGCTTGAGCAGAAGACTGAGGTGCAACCATTCAGTCAGCCACGTAAAGAGTATGCTCCTAATTACGTTTACGAAAGAGGTGACCAAAAGAAGAACGCTCAAACGTCAGGAAATATGTTGGCTAAATTGTATAGTGGTACACCTGCAGAACAACAAGCAGCTATCAACCACTTCTATGGTATGCCAAATGTTAAAGACATCAGCAGAAATAATGATGGCGTTAGCATTACCTTTAATGACGGGTCAACCAAGTCTATACCATTCAAGAACGCTAACACCGGAGAGATGATGACTCAGCAAGACTTTGTACGTTCAGGAGCTCCTCTGCTTCTTGGAGGAACAGTTGACGTAAACGAAGTAGTTAAAGGTGCGCTTCAAACTAAGACAACTACATTCCAAGCAGGTGAGGCTAAGGCAACTTCAACAGGTCCTAAGAAATCGGGAGACCCAAACAAAGCATACGCAGACCACTTAAACACTACATTTACAGGCAAAGATGCGGAAGGAAAAGACCAACCCACAGACGAAGAAGATTTCATATCTGCCAATGAAACTAAGTTTAATGAGCTTGGGTTTAGCGTTAGAGAAGCTGTAATTGGTTCCGATGCAATTGTCATAACAAATGCAGAAGGTAAATCATCTTCTCCAATATACCTAAGCAATCCTGCAAAAGCAGCCGAAAATATAAAACGATTTATGCTATCAAATGTTTCGGGGGCTACTCCTGAAGATCAAATTATATTCTTAAAAAATCTTCAGGGTAAAGGTATCTTAAAGGGTGAATTAGATCAATAGACAAAAAAAAGAAATGGACGAGTTACAGAAACTATACGATTTACTTTATGAAAAAGGATACTTTACTCAAGGGTATGAAGTATTCAAGGAAAAGATTAAAGACCCCACTTATCAAGATAAAGTATACGGAGTATTAACTCGTGACCGTTTATACACAAAACCTAAGACTGATTTCACTAAACAATATTTGTCCGCTGCATCTATTGCTCCTCAAGCAGTAGTAACAGAACAAGAGCCTTCTAAAAAAAAAGTCACTACGGTATTACCTTCGGCAGGTGGTTCATTGGTATCACCTACGAAGCTTCCTAATTTTGTCGAAGAGCAACTTAATGCAATTACGCCTGACTTAGTTGATAAAGGTGAGGAGTATGTTGTTCCACAACTGCGCTATCAATTTGGACCTATGGGTTTCAAGTTTGATGAGGCTGTACCCGGAAGAGACTTTGTAGATGTTACTGCTCCCAATGGAAAGAAAGCAAGAATATCATTAGATAATTGGACTACAGCAGGAGACAAAGAAGAGTCTGAGGCTCTTAGGAAATTTTTAAGAGAGAACTCTGCTACCATAAATAATTTACAGACGCTTGAAAAAGAGTATACTGCCGCCAATAAAAAGTATACTACAGAAAAAGAGGTTGAAGACGTAACCAAAAAAATGCAAGAAGAAGAGTATGCCTTCAGAATGAAGACGCAAGACTTGCTTAAAAGAAAGAAAGAATTAGAAGCTGAAGAAAATGCTATTAATGCTACGCCATCTGCTCAAAGAAACAACCCTTTATTTCAGCAACGATTTCAAAAACTCAACGAAGATAAACTCAACTTCAATAAAGAAGTAACAAGTGCTATGGCTACCGAAACCGATATTAAAAATCGGATGGGTGTGCTTAATCAAGCTGTCGGCAAATACACAGAACAGAAAGCTCAACAGGGTACTTGGTATGGTGGTATTGCAAATGCCTTCTTAGATGGAGCAGCTTCTATATCATCAACTGCGTTTACGTTGGTTACAAATTTAGAAGCAGAACTTCTGCCGAAAGAGATGTTGATGGGACGTGATGAATATCAGGCTGCTGTTATTGAGAAAGCAAAGAGGATGGGGTATCAACCACCAAGACTTTCTCTTGGTGCATTAAAAAGTCAAGAAGAATTTGAAGCTTGGAAAAATAAATTACCAAGCGGAGTAATGGACGATATTGATGACGAAATTGAAGACGAGGCAAAAAAAGTTGTTTTATATGGAGAAATAAATCCTAAAACAGGTAAGCGTGAAGGCGGATGGCTTGAGCCTATAAGAAAAGGAAACAGGGTTGTATATGGAGACTCAAGCACTACTACACAATGGGAAGACTTAAAGAATGAGGGATTTTGGGGAGGTACAATATTAGGTCTTGCTAAGTCTGTCCCTGCAATGATGGGTGGTTCAGGTCCTGTTGGATGGGCGCAACGCACGGCTCAGATGTATGCTCAGGTAAGTGATAATATTAATGAGGAGATGGCAAACAACCCTGAGTTCGATAATATATCTGAAAATGAAAAGCTTGCCATTACTCTTCCAATAGGTGCAGCCGTTGGTACGCTTGAGGCTATAGGGTTTAGAAACGTATTAAGAAATAAAGGATTACTTAATGGTCTTATTGTAAAAGCATTAGGAAAAACAAGTGGTACAACTTCTGCAAGAACATTCAATGAATTAATAAAAAATGAAGTAAAGAGTGGGCTTGCTCGTGGAACTCTTGTTGTTGTAGGTGGTGCTCTTGCTGAAGCCGAAACAGGATTTGCTCAAGAGATTGCTGAGTCGGGACTTAAAGATGTATACAATGCAATTAAGGGTAAGCAAATGTTTGAAACCCCTGAAAGCATTGCTGATTATATAAAAAATGCAGCGTATGCCGGTGCACAAGAAGCTGTTGGTGGTGCTATAATTGGAACGCTGCCCGGGTTTTCTGCTGCCTATCGTAAGCAAGGGTTCTTAGGAATGAGCGATATGCAGTTTGAGCTGTTTGAGTCTGCCGCTAATGACACCAAAATAGAAAAAGCTTTTATCATAAGCCTGCAAAATAAAGTCAATACAGGTGAGATGACAATGGCTGAAGCCAAAGAAACACTCAACGACTACCGTAATTCAGTTGGCTTATTCAATTCTCTTCCTCCCAATCTTGATCTGCAAGGCAAGAAGGAGGCTATGAACTTACTTAAAGAGAAGCGTGACTTGGAGCGTCAGATTGATGGAAAGGATGAAGCTCTCACCCAACCACAAAGAGAAAGAGTAAAACAAATTAATGAACAACTAACTAAAATTTCACAAGATGCCATTCAAAAGCAAGCAGCAGGTCAAGTATCTGTTCAGCCAACACCCGGAGATAGCGAAGCGTTGGCGCAAGGAAAACCCCAAGCAGGACTTGAAGTCATTACCGAAGAGGGTGAAAAAGTCCTCAGCACCGAACAACAAGAAAGGAAGGATGCGCTAATTAAAGCGCTTGCCGCTGTTGAAGACGACCAAGAAACTGTAACCATTGGTGACCAAACTATATCTGTAGACGAAGCGCTAAACGAATTAGACTCGCTACAGAAAGTGTCTTCAAAGACACGGGTTAATATTGCTCCGTTCTTTGACACGCAGATTGGCTCAACTGTTGAAGCTGCAGCACTAAGAGAATCTCCTGCTTACAAATCATATTTACAAACGCTTGCAGATATTGGTAAACTTCTTGGTATAAAGACAAACGTCCTTGAGTTTATCGGTGGGTACGAGAACAAGAAGGGAGATAGGATTGTAGAAATATCAAACGCTGTAGAGCTTGAAGATGCAACTATTGAGCAAGCTGAGGAATACGCAGCTCTCGTAAGCGCCTTTGCTCCACAAGTACAAGAGGCAGCCATTGCTGCGCAGTACACTGAGCAGGATGGTAAGAACCACAACGCCAACGAGTATAGCGTTAAAGTATCTGACGTAGATGGCGCAATTGATGCACTCAAAGAAGCAGGCATTACTGACTTTAGTATCAACGAGAAAACAGGTGAGGTATCTTTTATTGATGTGTTAGACTTTGCTGACCCACAATTACAGAAAAATATTGGTACATTTGTAGAACTACTTAAATCAAAAGGAATAAATTATGAACAACAAGACTTCCGTCCGGTCGATTCCCGAAGAGTTGGCATTGCAAGCAGGAAAAAAATTCTTGGAAGAATTAAGGCTAAAGGGTCCGAACTTGGACCGAGTGGGCAAAACATTCTTCAGACAGTCGAAGATGCAGTCAGGAGGGATGCCGAGTTCCAAGGCATTGATAGCGGAGAGTATTTCAAGCCAAGTCCCGGCAACCGACTTTTCAATAAGCCCCTCGAGAGAGTTGCGCAAATTGCGGATAGATATTATCAAAGAGTTTTCGGCAAAAAAAGACCGAGGTATAAAGGGTCGCAAAGCTTAGACGAAGCAAGAGCAAAGCGGATAGCCAATGCGTTTGCTGCTATGCAGCACAATCCAACTGACCCACAGGTCAGAGCTGCATACGAAGCGATGGCTGAGGAAACCCTTGATCAGTATCAGGATTTCCTTGATGCCGGTTATGTTGTTGAAATAAATAACGAACAACCATACGCTAATTCTCAGGAGATGATTGACGACCTGAGAAACAATCAGCGTATGAAAATCTTTTCTACCGAGTCAGGATTCGGTGATGCTGCCATTAATGAAGAGCAGCGTGCAGAGAACCCACTATTAAGAGATTCAGGATTCAAAGATGTGAACGGGCAGACAATGCTCGTTAATGATGTGTTCCGTGCCATCCACGATTTCTTTGGACACGCTGAACTCGGCAACTCATTTGGTCCAAAAGGTGAGGAGAACGCTTGGAATGTCCACGCCCGTATGTACTCACCACTTGCACGTGCAGCTATGACCACAGAGACACGTGGTCAAAACTCATACGCAAACTTCTCAGGAGAGAATGACGCAATAAAAGAACTGCGTCAGCAAGCTCGTGCCCTTCGTGAAGAAGGACTATACTCACAGGCTCGCAAGATTGAGGAGCAGATATACGAGAAGTTCAAGTTTGCCGATCAAAAGATTGGTCTATTGCCGGCAGAGTTCTACGAAATTGACGAGACAGATACAGGTGATATGGCTCCTGCTGTTGAGGAGGACCTGATGACCGCAGATACAAAAGATGCTACGACCCTTGAGAAAGTAAAAGATTTCTTAGATAAGCTTGACAACGACCTCACTAAGTTTGGTCGTGAGACTGCCGGTATAAACATAGCCATACCGGTTATGAAAGCTATAATCAAAACTGTAAAGGCTCTTGTTTCTACGGGTATTACATTACAAGAAGCGATTTCAAGAGCAGCCGCTCAGAACAATGTCAGTGAGCAAGACGTGATTGATTCTATTAACGCTATTGCTAATCAACGTGCAATGCAAGCTCAGCCGGAGGGTACAACGGAGATGGAGCTGCCCGGATTTAATAGGATGATGACTGAGCTTGAGGGCGTGGTAAGAAAGTCTCTGCAGCGTGGCAATACAAATGAGGAGGCAATGCAGAACGCTATTGCTTATTTGCAGGGGTCTCGTGTATATGAGACAGCCTCAGATACGCAGCGTGAGAAGATGGTCCGTGATATACGTAAACGATTTGGCAAGCGTGAGAAGGCTGCCCCTAAACCTCAGAAACTATTTGGTGAGACTAAAGATGTGAATGAGATTACAATGTCTGAGTACGAGCTGTTGAAAAAGCAGCTTGCCGACAAAGCAAAGGGGGCTAAGGATGCTATCAAGTTGTGGGTACGAACAAGCGCAGAGCTTGTCAAGTATTTGAAAACAATGGCTGATAAAGGATTTATCACCGCTAAGCAAACAGCAGCCATTGTAAGTAAGTTTAGTGGTGTCAATATGTTTGACCCTAACTCAATCAGCAGGTTTGTAGACTATATGGCTAAGGTGTTTAAGAACGCTAACTATGCCGATCAGATTGCTTCCATTAACAGAGCGCTACCAACTGCACGTAGAAATGCGCAGACTAAGATTGGTATAGCAGAAGGCTTGAGCCCACTGATGCAACGCTTGCTTGCTATCAAGCCAACCCTCATTCCGGATGCAGTATTTGAAAAGTATACAAAGCTTGTGACAATGATGGGTGAGCGTAGAGCTGTGCTTCAGCTTGACGAGATTAATGCTGTCACCAAAGATGTAAATGATATTCTTGATGCGGTAGATGCAGAGGTATCTCTTGCTGCTGAGCTTGCTGAAAGATTTAATGCTTACGATGGTAAGCTTGTGGATGACGAAGGCAAGGTTGACTATGCCGGAACCATTCGTGATATGGTTAAGGACCAAGTTATTACTGAGGAGGAAGCTGAGGTAATGCGTAAATACAAGTCCTCTATTCTCCCGATGACACAGAAGGACCCACGTAGTGAGGCTGAGATTGAAGCAGAAAATCAGGTGATGGCTGATGCAGCTCAGCTTGCAGATCTAAACCCTGAAGGTTTGCCAACTACAGACGAGCGAAACCTTGCACGTGAGTTGAAGAAGCTACTTAAGACCGCTGCGGTATACGGACTTGATAATGCACAGTTGAAAAACTTGTTGCGTTTGATTGACAACATCAACAATGGATACCTGCCTCATTACACTCAGCTTATTGTTGAGCGTATGAACGCTATTAATAAATCAAAGACACTTAATGATGCAGTTAAAACAGCAAAGCCATTAAAGCTAAGCTCGATATATTCCAAGATAAAGGGATTGCTCACAAAGAAGGATGGTCTTGTAGAATTGATAAGACGAAACCCGTTGTTTTATATTGACCAAGTATTTGGAAACTATAAAACAAAAGATATATTTAATTCGTTGTTTGCACAAGCTGCTGATGCGCAAGCTAAATTCCAAAAAGCTGTAACTGAACTAAACAACAAGTTAGACAGGGCGCAAGAAGCTGTTGCAAAATCATTTAAGAATGACGGAAATGAAACATTGATGTCAAAGTTCAAGATGATGACCTATATGGTACAGCTTGAACACGACTCTAACCCTGATAGCAAACAGGTTAACCCTGCAGCCGAGTACTTAAAGAAGACTATTGAACATATCAGAAAAGGGAAGTCAAGCTTTGGTGTTCGTGACGCCAATATGCTACAAAAAATTATTGATAAATACGGCAAGGTTGTTGGTAAAGACGAGAAGGGAAATGATATAATTGAGATTGATAACCAAAAGCTTTATGATTCATTCAATGAGGCTGAAAGAAATGCTATCAAAACCATTCAAAAAGTAAACGAGGACTTGCGTGAGAAAGCTGTGTACACAGCAGCCATCATTCGTGGTGATAAAATTAATCCGCTAAACAACTACGTGCACTTAAATACTTTGCACGAACATAGACCGGATGAGGCTATCTCAGGAGTGGCTTTCATTGATAGCTACAATGAATCAATGCGCCCATCAACCAAAGCAAAGTCTTTGATTGCACGTACCGGAAAGGTTGCCCCCTTGAACTTTGATGTGTTTGCTTCTGCAAATCGTGGAGCCAAGTTTGTGTTGATGGATTACTATCTTACCGAGCCAATTCGTACAGGTCGTAAGACTCTTAACGAAACATCAAAACTGATGGAGCAGGAAGGTGCAACTGAACAACAGAAAAATATATTTAATGCAATTGAAAGAGTTTACGAAGAGGCTGTTGATAATTTATTGACAGACAACTTTACCTCTACTTCAATTGGTGATTATGTCTTGAACTTTATGTCCAAACAGGGATACCGTGCGGTTCTTGCAAGTGCGCCAAGGTTTGTTGGGGAGTTATCATCTAACATTGCCTTTGCTATGATTGCTGCACCTAAAGATTTCAAAGCAGGTCTAAAGAATAGAGGTGTTGTATTGTCGCCAACAGCAGCTACCATTATGAGTAATGTAGGCAGCAAGCAAACTAATCGTTTATTCCCTCACGATACGCTTAGTGGAAGACTTATTGACACCTCAATAATGAATCAAGCAAGTGGCGTAAGGGGAGGAAGAGCGCAGTCTGACGTAGCCAATAAGATACAGCAGATATATAACATCTCTTTGAAGAAATATCAGAACGCTGTAGAAACAATGGCTGATGCGTTGATTGCTACTCCCGATAAAATGGTAATGCGTCCGATGTGGTTTGGTGCTTTTGCTAACGAGTTCAAAAATATTACAGGAGCTGAGCCAAACTTTGATAAGATAGCAGAGAATGACGAGCGCTATATGGCTTCAAATAAAGAAGCTCTTGATGCAGCTAAGAGTTATGCTGATGAGAAAACTGTTCTTACCGGTGCTACAGACAATGCGTTTATGGGTATTCTGAAAGGAACACCTAAGCAGAATCAAAGCGCAATGCTTAGAGGATTTAACATCTTCAATAACTTTATGACTCGCTTCTTGATTTACGAGTACATCACTGCTCGTACAGGTATCAATGCTGCTATGGGTAATGGAAGTATATCAAAAAAGACGGGCGTTGCTTTGCTTGCTGCTGTTGCCACAAGGATGACAGCGTATACATTAATCACTCAGGCTTTATCTTCTGCCTTGGCAGGACTCTTTGTCCCTGACCAAGATGAGGATGATGAGAAGTCTATTGAGCAGAAGCTTGGTCAAGGTATGCTTTCATCTGCAACATCATTACTATTAGGTCGTGACTTTGGTAATGCCACCAAAACTCTTATTAACTATGGCGTAGAAAGAGTAAACGAAAACTATCTTGACTTCCTTCGTGAAGGAGAGTACGATCCATACAAAGATGCTCTTCAGTACACCGTGATACCTGCAGAGAAGAAAGGCAAGAAGACTGATGCCGGGGATTTGATTATGAATATGCTTGGTCCTTTTGGTCCTTCAGCTAAAACATTAGACTTGATTGTTCGCAAGGCAACAGAGGAGCCAAAGAAAGAAGCTGCTGCTATAAAACGTGCAGAGAAAGAGGTTGGTATTCGTATTCCTCTTGAGGTGATGGGCAACCTTGGTCTCATTCCTCTTTACAAAGATGTCCGCAAGATTGTAAACAAAGAACTATACAAAGATTTAGAGAACGCTGAGGTAAAAAAGCCAATGAATAAGATTGGTAAAGAGGATATGAAGCGTTACTTCCCTGATATGTATGAAGATTTGTACGGTCCGAATGGCTCCCTCTACGATATAGAAGAGATGAAGAAAGAACTTCGCAAAGAGAAGGAGAGAATCAGGCGTGAGATTAAAGATGACTTATACGATTACGTACCGAAGCAGTCAGGTGGTAACACTGTTTATGGAAAAGAAAAAAAGTCTAAGTAAACCTTACGTACTTTAGTCCTTTTTGCTTTTCATAATAGACCATCATCTCTACGTCATTAGCTGCGCCTTCCCTTGATGGGCGACCTCCTAACTTTACCTCTCCCACAAGAGATAATACTTTACCATAAATAATTCCGTCTTCGCACGCCCATATTAGAACGGGGTTATGCCTCTTTTCAATTAGCTTGCTTAGTTTAGAAACAGCTACCGGCAAAGGGTAAGCGTCTCTAAGTGGGCGTATCCTACCCTTTACCTCAGCGTAAGCTATAAGGTTCTTTTCTTTATCAAATATTCTATAGTCAACATCTTGTTGCCCGAGCTTTTGAAATGAGCCACCAAACATTTTAACAAATGTCTCGATGGCTTTTTGCTCTCGTTGTCTGTCTTGTTCTGTTTCAAAAGTCTTCATCTTCTATAAGTTTTATTGTCGCACGTAGGTCACGCATTAGTTCCTTGATGTCTTGAGTAGCAGAGTCGTATTCCCTGTCCACCAATTTTTCGTAGATGGAAGCCACGATGTCGTGAAAGCCCTCCGTCATATATGCTATGCGTTGAGCACGCTTGTTCTCCTGCTCAATCATCAAACATCTTTTTTATTTTGCGCTCAACAACACCCTCATATCCGTGCTGTGTATTCTCTTCAATCAATTTGAAAATTTTTTGTAGACGCTTATCATCACTTGATAGCTGCTTGATCAACTCGGCTTTCTCTTCTGATAAAAGGTAGTTCTCCATCTTTAGCAACTCAACCTGTTTGCGTAAGCGTTCATTTTCGTCCTCTAAATTTACAGGGTCTTCCTTTATCATCAATAATTCCCTGCACCTTAAATACTTTTTGAACAGAGACCTATCCACCTCGGTTAACTCTTTAAGCTTTCGTAAATAGTGTATAATGGTGGTGTGATCTTTCTTCAACACGCCTCCTATTTGCTTGAGAGAATATCCCATCTCTCTAAGCATTGACGAGAACATCATTCTTGCTTCTACAACCTGCCTCTTCCGGTTCTTGTCACCAACTCTTACCCCCATCACCATCTCTACTACACGCTGAGTGTGCTCTTGTTCATTTGGTTTTTTTGAGACCATAAAATACTGTTGCCTTGATTCCATATTTTTTTAATTCTTTAATTCGATACTCTTGTAATTTAGATACCTTACCATCGGCTTGCTTCACCTCGAAGAACTCTACGTCAGAATTTTTAGGGATAGCTATGAGGTCGGGGATGCCATTCTTGTTGGTCTTTACCAACTTGATCACGTAGTATCCCTTATCCTCAAGCTCTTTAATCAGCTTGCTCTGTATCTGCTGTTCCGTCATAAAAGTCTTTCCTAAAATGATTTACTGTGTAGTCCTTCTTTTTAGTTACCGCTTTGTAGATGTCATCCTCAATACCATTCTTGCTGAATACCCAATAGACGTGGTTGAACGCACGTTCCTTTGTGGTCATTCTGTCTTTGCTTTGCCAATAACTTGTAGCACTGAAGTCAATGTTGTAGTATACAAGATAGTCAGCTTGGCGTAGGCTGATGCCCTCTCTCCCACTCACAATCTGCAGTGCGATGTTCTTATCGGTGTCTTCAAAGACACTGAGCTCAGTTGTCAAGTCATCCTTGAATACTGACTGCAGGGCAGACAACTCTTCCTTAAACTTGTAGAAGATTCCAATCTTGCAGCCGGCAAAATATTCCTTGATGTATTCTGCCTTGGTGGTATCAAGCACCATACTATTTCCACTCTCAAACTTAATAGTTCCACTGCATAGTTGGTGGACCTTCATCATTAGTTTTACGGGTGTGTCAGCAAGTATCACCTCAGTCTTTCCTTCAATCACCTTATTTCTTTGCAGCTTCTGAATCATATTGTAGGTTGAGTCCTTCAAAGTAACATAAAGTATTTCTTCTGTTACCTGAGTAACAAACCCTGCTTCCTCTTGAGAGTAGTTGACGGTGTATGGTTTCATTGCATCAATG